CCCCGACCACGACCCCGACCTCGACCCCGACTTCAAAGCCGCTTCGTTCATCATGTGGGCGTTCACTTCTGCTCCTCCACCAAGTCGTGTTCCCACTCAACGGCATCGACGATCGCGCCGCGGCCGATGATGCAGTTGCCCATCGGCTCGACTTCGTTCAACGCCGACGGCCCTTTGCTGATCGCGTCGTGGAACCTGCCGGTATCGGCGATCCATGACACCTTGCGCATTGTCAGTTCCTGCTCGTAGACGCCGGTCAGTTCACCGAGCTGGATCATTGTGCAGGTCCGCACAAGGTACTTCTTGCCAACCACCCACGGGTCGTCATGGTTTCCAGCGCCGCCGAGCAACTTTGCCAACTGCTTCGCCTCGCCAATCTTCATTTCATCAATGTTCATCGCTGTCGCTCCAATCGTGTTCCAACGGCGTAGTAGTGGTAAACGATCCGCCACTGCATCCAGCCGCTCTTGTCGATCTCGGTCGTCGTCCCGCCCCCGGGAGCGCGACGGTTGATCCGCACGCTCTGCCCGCCCACGTCAACCGTGAACGTCCCCGTCCCCACGTAGTAACTGAGGTCGTCGGTCAACCAGATGGACCGCTCGGTCGCCGGTATCTCCATCGTGGCCTGCTGCTCATCCGCACCCGGCGCGCTGAACGCCCACGCCTGCTCGTGCAGGTCTGCCGCGTGATAGACGTACTCGATCGGCCGGAACTGGAACGTGGCGTCCAGCACCAGCTCCGCCTGGCCGTCGCCCCACGCCGTGAAGCCGTCGAACTCGACCTCACCCTCGGCGCCCCAGTTCACCCGCAGCTCCACCGCCACCAACTGCCCATACGCCGGATCGAACTGGTCCACCTGCACTGGCGGCGTGCTCACGGGCGGGTAGTCCATCGCCACATCATGCTGAGCGGCCGTGTATTGGCTGACGGGCTGCGGCTGTTCGTCGGGAAACGCCCAATGCAACAGTCCGCCAAGTGCTAGCGGCGTCAGAATCACAAACGCGAAAGTCTTCATGTCGTCCCTTTCGCCGCCTCTGCGGCCTCGTATCGAACGGCCGGCCCCTCACCCGGCGGCTTCGCTGGAGCCGTGTACGGCTTGGTGGCCGTGTACGGCTTCGGGTCACGATTCAGCGCCTTCCGTTCAGCGATCAGCTTCTCGGTGCATTCGCATTCCTTGCACGACGCGCCACACTGAGGACAGTAATGAACCATGCCGCGAAGCTCTTCAAGCTCCTCCCCCAGCGGCCGGAACACCTGCTCGATGTAATCCTCGCGGTCGTGCCACGAATGCGCGTGATGCTGGTTCTCATCGAACGACCACCACTTCCGCAGTTCCGTGATCCCTACCTTCACGTTATCACTCATCGGTCGTTTCCTTCACCGCCTCGGCGGCCTCGTCCATACCCAGTGCAAACCGCGTCTCATCCTCCAGCGCTTCCAGATCGCCATATGAGTAGTCGTGATGCTCGCCGGGATCGACGATGATCTCCGCCACCAACCAACGATGGAGCAGAGCCCGCAGCCGCTTGTTGTCCTCACGAAATCGTTCAAGCTCTGACTTCTCGGGCGATGGAGCCGCTAACTGACGTTGGATTTCGAGCAGTTCAGCACACAGTTCAGGCATCGTCATATGTGCTTGTTTGAGGTTCCGTTCCAACACGGTGTTGTCAGCCCGCAGCCGCTCGACCTCAGGAAACAGTCCTTCAATCACATCAGCGGCTGCTGTCATCGAATAACGCCAGTTATTGTCATACGGCTCCGCCTGTTGCTCGTCGTGCCTGTATGTCACGGACTGGATAGCCGAAGCGAAGTACCTCAATCTCTCACACAGGGATTTCATGTCATCCATCTGGCGTCTCCTTCAATGCGGCGGGCGGGCTCCAGTCCAGACGGACAGTAGAAGAACTGCTCGCCCAACAGGAACGCCGCATACCCGTCAGGCCCACCAGCGTTCGGATCGACCTCCCACGTCCACTCCACGTCGCCGTTGATGTCGCCGACCGCGACGTAAAACTTGATCTCGCCCTGCATTCGGTACGTCCGAACGAGCGAGTTCTGCCAGAGATTGAAGTCAACCTGATCGCCCGACCAGCAGACCGTGAACCAGTCCCGATCGCAGCCGTCGATGGGATCGCAGTCGAAGTCTTCGAGATCATGGAATCGATACGGGTCGTACTCGCTGGTCCCCGGATAGAGTTCGCGGATCTGCACGCTCGCCTGGTGCGGCTGCGGCTTGATTCCGCCCGTCGACTCCGTGCGGATGCCGCCCTCGCGTATGACCGTGCCGTCCGGCAACTCAACCAGATTGCGGCGCACGCTGCACACCTGCCCATAGTGCGTGTACGTCCCTCCCGGCTGGTCCACGCTGCCGTAGTCGCCCGGACACACGCCCTGATTCTCAAACGTGAAGATGATGCTCGGCGGCTGGATGATCGGATGAATGGACAACTCCGTCACGTTGCCGTCAGTCGGCAGCCACCCGTCGGTCGGCAGCACGTAGGGCGGTCCTTCGGCGGGATTGTCCATGCGCCACCCGCTTGATCCGTAGTCGAGGTAGTAGTCGCTGACGAACGTGAAGTCCCACGTCACCGTCAGCTCGTTCGGACCCGTCTGCTGGATCGTGAACAAGTCGAGAGCCTCCTGACCCTCGTACAGCATGATCGCTTCCTTCCACGTCCGATCCGGACAGAAGGCCGCTGGCAGATCGTCGCCCGCCCTGATTGGCTCCACAGGCTTGGCGGCGAAGGATGCTGCGATGAGGGTGATGGCGGCGAGCGCCCCGATGATGACATTCCTGGTCATTTTGAATCTCCGTTGATTGAATCATCCATCTCATAGTGGCCTCGCAGCCACGTCCACGGCTTCCACCACACGGCGTCGCCGACGTAGCATCCGGCGAAGCGTCTCCAGCCACGGCCAAGATCACTGTATTTGCCTGCGTGGCGGGGGCATTCATCCCCGCAGTTCGGGCAAAAGTCGGGCAGAAAAAACGGATCTCCGCTTAGAAGGTCCGGAAACTGCTCGCCGCATGGGCATTCGATGACCCACGTTCTCATCACTCGCCCCCTTCCAGCGGCACGCCGATGGCGCGGAGGGTGGCGGCGACTGCGTTGAGTTGCGACACTGTTACGGTCAGCGTGTTCGGCCGATATTTGCCGTGGTGCTTGTACGCAGTGGATTGCATCGTCGCGTTCCACGCCTCCGCGATCGCGTCGAGCTGCGACTGATGCACGAGCACCCGTCCTGTCGGCTCGTAGCCCGGCATGTCCTGTGTTCCTTCGTCAGCCATCAGATCCCCTTCCTCAGCCCGAGCACAACGACGACCGTCGCCCAGCCCATGCAGTACGCGAATCGCAGCGCAGTCCGTGCGTGTCTCATGCCGTCGCCTCCTGATTCGGGAACTCCCGCCGTCTCAGATTCTCGGGCCACTCGTCCGGGTCGCCGCCCTTGCGGTCGTTCGGCTCCATGCGCGAGCCCTCGGGCGTGCCGTCGCCGTACCATCCAGGGTCATACGGCCATGCCCCGAGCTGCTTCACGAACACTGGCACGCCGGCGTCATCGCACTGGCGGATGATTGATCGGATCCAATCGACGTCGCACGGTCGAGCGCCCGGCCCCGACTCGCCGCCGACGATCACCCAGTCGACCGCCGGCAGGCACTCGAACTCACGCAGGCGAATCCCCAGCATCGAACCATCGGTCGCTTTCACCGACAGCGCCCCGTGGTGATTTCCGGTCGCGCGATACACGCCGGGGCTCGCTGTCGTGCCGCTGAACGGAAAATCGGATCGCACTTCCCGCGGCAGCCGCACCCATCGACTCGGCCATCGCGGGCAGCATTCGCATTTCGCACTTTGCAATCCGAGATCCACCGGCCCCAGCAGCGGCTCCATGCTCAGGAACCGCACGGCCGCCGGGCAGCGGAGCAGATGCGGGATCCGCTCATCGGCCGCGGCCTGATCCTCGACGCTCGTGCCGAGCCACACGTTGGGGAGGGGTGTGCCCGCCTGCGCCTCGGTAATGCGCCGGAGCCCGCTTCCAGCAAGGCGCGCTCGTTCTAGTTCCGCAGTCGTGGCGTTGGGCGGATCATCGCCCGCCGCCTCGTACTTTGCTCTGTGGACGAACTCGACATCTTCCCATACGAACGGACGGTCGTCATCGTTCAGGTACTCCGCCATCCGCTCCGGCCGCTTCGTGAGGATCATGTAGGTGATGTGGGGCGTCAGCGCCATCACCGCGAACACCCGGTCGATGAACTCAAACGGGACGCCCGGGTGAAAGAGGTCGCTCATGCTGTTCACGAACACGCGGCGTGGCTTCCGCCAACGGAGGGGGGTCTCGAGCCGGTCTTCGTGGCATCGGACCTCGCCGTTGAAGTGACGATCGCCCTTGCCGTTTAGCACGGTCAGCCCGGCGTACTCGTCCTGCCCCATGTGCTCCAGGCGGTGCGACTGGCGAACCGCGTAGCAGTGGTCGCAGCCGGAAGAAACGCGGGAGCACCCGGTGACGGGGTTCCACACCTCATCGCTCCATTCGATCTTCGTGGCGGTCATGACGCCTCCTCTGATTTGATTTGCCGCCACTCTTCCGGCGTCAGTTCACTCATTGCTCACCTCGTCCGTTGTAAAAGCCTCGCCGCCAGGTCTCCCCAGCGGCGCGGTGGATGCGGTCTGGTCAGTCGTCCATGCGTCCCGCCATCCCGGCGGCGATGGCTTGAAGCTGCTCGGCCTGGCGGCTCATCAGCTCGCCGATGGACTCGGGGAGCTTGGGCTCGATCCAATCGACCTCGTTGAACTCCCCTCGGATCGTGAGGAGGGGCTGTTCCATCGCGGTAGCGTCGTCGGCGAACTCCTGCAGCCGGCGGTCAATGTGCTCGGATTCGAGGGTGGGGAGGTCGAAGGCCTGAAGGCGGAACATGATGCCGCCATCGCTCCCCGCGCTGGCGTCAATCTCGATTTCGATCATGGTGGGCTTCACGTCGTCGGGCAGGATCGGGACTTCAACCCGGAAGGCGACGGGCACGTCCTCGACCGTGACCTCCTTCTCCTTGCCGCCTCGCCGCTTCTGCTTCACGGTGAACGTCGCCGATTTCGCCTTGCGGTCGAGGTACTCGTCCGAATCGTGGATCAGCTCGCCGCGGATGGAGGCGTAGAAGTCGATGAGCGTGGTGATCTCGTGCGGGCTCTCGGCTGGCGCGTACCGGCGGAGGAACCGGAAGAGGTTGAGGAGCCCCTCGTGGTCGTGGTGGCGGTTGAGGGCGTTCCGGAGGTTCCGGAAGGGGATGGACCGATCGAGCGTGCAGAACACGGTCTCCCGCTCGGTCTCGGCGGTGTCGTCCATGACGAGCGTCACGCCATCGACGCTGTAGAAGGCGATGGCGTCGGCTTCGGCGGCCGTCGTCTTCTCGTGGTAGGCGAGCAGGTCCGTGAGGGTGGCGATGCGATGGCATCGCTTGCGAGCGTCGATGCGCCCTGGCGCGTCCGGCATGGTGGGCGCCGCCATCGGTTCGTGGCGGAGGGTGAACTGCTCGCCTTTCCCATCGGGGCAGGCGTCGCGCAGTACGGTGAGGGCGGGCGACGGGGCGGGCATAGCGATGAGATGGATTGGGTCCGGATCAATGGTTCGGTCGGTCATGGTTTTGGGTCCTCGGGGTCTGAAGGTCTGGCGGGGTCAAGTGGGCGAGGGGTGGGGGGTGGGCTCGCAGGCGGCGTCAGTCGCCGAGCTTCTCCTCCGCCTCCTCCTGGGACATGGGCTCAGGCTGTCCGTCGGCGGGGTTGAAGAGACCGGCCTGCCGTGCATCAGTGACTTTTTGAGCAAGGCCGAGCCCGCGGACGAGCATCGCAGTCCGGGCGCGGGGCGGCGGCGAGGGGAGCTTCTGCTTACAGGTCGCGGCGCTCGAGAACGCGAAGGCGTCGTCGGCCATCCGCTCGAGCTCGACGGTGACGGTGAAAGAGGCTTTCGCTTTCCCGGCCTCGAAGATCGGCTCACCATTCGCGTCCGTCTGTGTCAGCCGTCCGACGGCCTCGTCACAGAACTCCTGGAAGCGGGATTGGACCGTCTGGTCGCCGAGGTCTTTGTGGAGGCCGAGCTGGAGGGCGACGATCTCGCTGCGGTTGTCCGGGGGTGTCTGATCGCTCATGTTGCTCCTCTCATGCGTTGTTATGTGCGCGCATGCGTCAGCGCCGACGCAGCGCACGCCGGCGGACATGGTTGTAAGTGGCTGATTCTCGGGTCGTTGCGCAGGTCGCCCGCTTGTATGACACACAAGCCGCGGCCGATTTGGATGGCGAAAGCTCCATTCATGACGGCGCCCCACATCCGACCAGAAGCGCGATCATCGACCAAACGAACACGCCGCCGAGCACGGCCATCACAATCACAAGCGCGATGAACATGCCGAACCCAGATCGTTCAGGTTCCGGAACATCGCCTGGTCCGAACTGGTGGCCGCAAAGGCACATCGGCGGCAGGTAGCCGTACTCGAAGCAGGTCAGCCCGACCCTCTCATAGCGCATCGGCGGCATCATCGGGAAGCCGCAGCGAGGGCAAGGCTTGGGCTCGTAATCCTTCGGCGGATCGATGAGGTGCGGCCGAACATCCATCTTGCGGGCGGCGCGGCACGTCATAAAGCACCCCCACTACGCGCAGCGACCGCGCCGACCTTGTTTGGCGTGGACCTTTGAATAGGTGTCGCGACACCCGTTCGGGTGTCGTAATCTCTGTTATGGTGGTATCTGTTCGGGGTCCCGATCCGCGTTTCCGGGCTCATGAGCCCAAAAACGCCCTTACCCATACGGATTAGGAAACCGGCGCTCTGTCCGACTGAGCTACGGGCGCAAACGATCGAACGAGAACACTTTACCGCAACCCGACCGATCCGTCTACAATGCCGACGACACCCGGCCCGACACCTGCCGAGAATCCGGCCCACTCCGCGATCGGTCCCAGTGAGGAGCTTGACATGGCCCAGAATCATACCAGACGCGCAAAGCCCCAGCGGCCAAAGGCTTTCGAGAGGCTCGGAATCTGGGCCCACGGAAACGGCCAGTGGATGACGAAGATCCGCGGACGACACCAGAGTTTGGGCGTCTGGGACACCCCACAGGACGTCGTGATCAACAAGTATCACCGGCTGATGGGCGCCGTCGCCGAAGGCCGCGACCTCTCCGTCATCAACCTCGCGGACATCAACGTCCGCGACCTCTTCGAGGAGTTCATCCAGCGGTGCATCGCCCGCCGCGACGCCGGGGAGATGCGCAACTCCACCCTCCGCGACTACGTCGATTTCGCCAACTTCGCCGCCGGGGCGCTCGGCCCCGACCGGCTCGCCGACGACCTCACCCGCCTGGACTTTGAGGACCTCCGCCGGCGGATCGCCAAGCGATGGGGCGTCACCCGCCGCGGGAAGTGCATCGGATTCGTCCGCCAGGTGTTCCGCTGGGGATTCGAGGACGCCGAGCTGCTCGTCCGCCCGGCCCAGATCCCCCCCAGCTTCCGGAAGCCGGAGAAGCGGCTCTACCGCAAGGTCAAGCATGACCGCGGACCGCTGCTCTTCACGCCGGCGGAGATCGGCCGCCTGCTCCAGGCCGCGCCGCTGCAGATCAAGGCCATGATCATGGTCGGTCTCAACGCCGCCTACACCCAGGCCGACTGCTCCGAGCTCCCGGCCGACCGCGTGGACCTCGAGCACCGCCGGATCCACTGGCCGAGGCCGAAGACGGAGATCGATCGCGTGGCCCCGCTCTGGCCGGAGACGGCCATGGTGCTGCGCGAGGTCATGGATCGCCGAGCGCCGGAGCGGGCGTCGGATGATCATCGCCACCTGCTCTTCTTGACCCAGAACCTCCGCCAGCCGTGGGTCCGCGAGGTCTTCGGCCGCCGCAACGGCCATGCCTCCACCCGCCGCGTCGATTCGGTCGGCCTGCTCTTCGGCCGCCTGAAGCGCGACCTCGGCATCTCCAAGAGCGGCCACGGCTTCGCGGTGCTCCGGAAGCAGTTCAGGACAATCGCCGACGAGACGAACGACATCCCCGCGATCGACCTCATCATGGGCCACGCGGGCGATCGCACCATGGGCGATCAGTACCGGCAGTCCATCGAGTTCGAGAGGCTGGAGGCGGTCGTGGAGCATGTTCGCGCGTCGATCCTTCCCGAGGCCGCGAAGGCCTCGCCTTGGCTGCGTGGTCTCAACCCGGAGTTGGTTCCGGCTCAGGAAGCGGAGGCACCGTCAGGCGGCACCAGCGCTTGACGATGAGCTTCTCGTCGCTCAGGTTGATCGCGTAGAGGTCCGTCGTCTGCGCCCAAAGGGATTCGTTTCCCTCGTCTGGCTGGACGACAGCGAGCACTGGGTACGTGAATCCGCAATCGAGGGCGATGAACCTGTCTTCCGCCGTCGGCCGCTCCGCGGTGATGTCGATCCAGCGCTCGCCGAGCATCTGGGCCGACCAACCGCGTGGCAGTACCTGCAGTTCGCCCGTCAACTCGCCCTGCATCGTGATCTTGGTTTCCATCGCTCACACCCTCAGTGCTCGTTCCTTCACCGATCGCCCGCCACGCGCGAGCCGTCGCCTCTTCTGCTCCTCCTGGCTGATCCCGGTCGAGCGGGCCTCCATGAACCGCTGCAGCTCTGACGCGTTCACACGAAGGCGGCGGCGCTGGCCCTTCCCCTTGCCCGTCGAGATGTCGAAGGCGGCCAGCAGCCGCTGATCGATCCAATCCTCCACCGTCCGCCGGCTGACGCCGCAGATGGTGGCGACTTCGTCCAGCGTCAAGACCTCGTCGTTGAGAATCAGCCGGCCTGCTGCGCGGGCTTCTTCTCTCGCCCGAGCCATTCCGGCCTTGCGATCGCCACCCCCTCCGGCGCCGTCAACCCGAGCTTCACCCGGTCGCCCTTGATCTCCAGCACCTGCAGGCGGACTTCCACCGCCTGAGCCCCCGCGTGCCGCATGACGATCAGCTCGTCCTTGCGCCTCGTCAGTACCAGCATGATGTTCAGCGTCCTTGCTCGGCATGTTCAGCTCGTCCGTGAGACTCCAGTGTTCGCAATGGCAGCGGCAGGATTCGAACCTGCGACCTGGTGGTTATGAGCCACCCGAGATTGCCCACTTCTCCACGCTGCTCGAGGAAACGCCCCAGCGCCCATGGCTTCGGAGCCGCTGGGGCGTGAAGGAAGCAATACGACGCCGGGCCTGATGGACAGACGGAGGGGGCCCGGCGCCGCGAGGTTGTCAAAGCGCCCGGCCGGCTGGGTCTGGTGGCGCGCCGGCCGGGCAGAGGGGAGGGGGTTCGCCGAATGCCCGGGCTGCGCCGGGGGACGCAGCCGCGGGCCACAAGGAGCCCCGCGCTCCGACAACGCGGGTCCGAAGAGAGTCTCAAAAACGCCGGCGGCCCCGCACCCGATCGGACCGCCGGCACCATGTGCGCCCTGGCCGGCAACCGAGCCGGCCAACTCAGAGGAGGAAAAGGACGGCGACGGGTGGAACCGCGACGCCGCCCAGCGGGTGGGAATCACGCCCTCGGCCTGGGCGTCGTCCCAGCAGGAAGAATGGCCACCATAGGCCACGAGCCCATGGTGGCTCTCATGCCGGCCGCAATCAGGTCCGCCAAGAACATCGTGGTCGATGTCGATGCGGCCGGTCCATTCGGCTCTGTTCAATGTGAAGCTGGGGAATCCTTGAAGCGCCATCCGACCCATCCGCGCAAAAAGTGCTTGATCCGGGCTCCCCTCCAGATCATGCTGTCAAATGGCCCTAGCAGCCCTTTCAGGCGGCATGGCCTCCATCGCCCGCTCCAACGGGCGATTCATCTCGAGTCCCAGTCACAGGAACGCCCGTCGTCGCGGGCGGGAATGCCGGTGCAGCATGGATCGACGCGGCGCCGGTGGTCTGATGGAGCGAGGTCATCTCCTCCTGAGTGAGACGCTCGGTGATCAGCTCGGCGGCGGTCTTCGCAAGTGCCTGCTTGGTCTCCCGCCCGCGCCGCTCGTGCGCCGCCGCGATTCGGCGGATGACGTGCGGGTCGCGAATGGTGATTTCGGCTGGCATCGTTTGGCGTAGCTCTTCGCTCATGCTGGTAGCCCAGTTTGACTGAAGATTCGGCCCCGTCAAGGCGTCCACGCCACAAAAACGAGGTAAAAATGATCCGTTCTGCGTCGAACTGCGCCGCCGATCGTGCGCAAGTGGCAACCGTGCACAGGCTTGGACAAATAGTGAGGATGGCGAGGGGCTTGCGAAATTGGTCGCAGGATCGCCTTTCCGAGGAGACCGCCGACCCACAGTTCGGTGGACGGCCCGTGAGCAAAGCCACGATTCAGGGGCTGGAGACCGGGCGCGTCCGGAATCCCAACACATCGACCTCCATGCGGCTCCTCCGGGCGCTCGGCTACTCCAGCGAGCAGCAGGCGGCCGAGGCTCTCGGGATGGACGAATTGACAAAGGCATCGAGCCCCGGGCGGGGGATCCCTATACTGGGATTCGTGCCAGAAGACGTAGGCCAACGCCACGCGGCCGCACACATCCCACGGGTGCTGCTGCCGACGATCGACGATGACGACGCCTACGCGTTCGTGATCCAAGATGATCGGATGGAGCCCAGGTATCCGCGTGGAAGCGTGGTGATCGCGTCTCCCGGATCCGACGTCCGCAGCGGCATGTACTGCACCGTCCGCTACCGGCACGGCCGCGAAACGCACCACGCCGTCGCGCGGGTCTTCGAGCTCGGCGGCGGGCAGATCAGCCTCGCATGGGAGAAGACCGGCGAGACGCTGACCATCCGCCGGATTGACCTGGTGGCTCACCATCCGATCATCGCGACGCTGCGTCCCGATCCGCAGGCCGAGCAGCTCCGAGGAGGCACGAGATGATGGAGCGGCAGACCCCCAAGCCTCCGGCAGGTCCGAACCTTTCCGCCTGGCAGATCCTCGCCACGATCATCTGCTTCGGGCTCATCTTCGGCAGCTTCATGAGGGCGGATTCTTCCGCCTTTCCTGATTTCGCCGTATCCATCGTTTTCATGATCCTCGCCGGGTCGATCATCATCGGCAGCAGCATTTCGAGCGCTGCGCGGGTCCACGCGCACGAGCAAAGCCTGTACCGCCAGTGGGACGCGTACTTCAAGCAGCACCCGCCGGAGCCGCGAAAGCCTTCACCGCCCGATCCGCCGCGGCTCACCCGCAGTGAGCGCAAGCAACGGAAGATCGAACAGCTCAGCAGGCAAGTCACACACTACCCGTCGGAGACAAGTCCTGACGAGGCTTCGCCGGCACGGCCAGATTCAACGCGTCCTGCCGCTTCTGGCATCCGCCGCAATGCTTAACCTTCTTGCCCCTGACCTTCAGCATCACCGGCTGGACGTAGCGGTGGATCAGCATCTCCGTCAGGTCGCCGAGTCCGCGGATCTGGCGTGTGTACGCCGGCTGCTGGAGGCACGCTCGGCACGTCCCCTTTGACGGCCGGCCGCCGAACTTCCCGATGGCGCACCGACCCCAGTGCTTCGCGCCTTCGTCTCGCCAGTGTGGGCATGGTGGTCTTGCCGCAGTCGTCATGACAAAACAATCGTTGAAGGCGTCGAATACGATGACACCGATCCTACTGTGGACACGTCGTATCGCGTGTATGTGCCGGTCTGTGGACAGACCTCCGTGGCACTCAGCTTGTATCCAACGCTGACGCCACGCACTAACTGGCCGCCGGAATACCTTCCGAAACCAATCCTGACATCCCACCAAACTTCAGAAGGTGTGCCACCACATTGCAGCAACGATGCGAAATAGCACGAATACTGCGACCCTGAAGATGATGAACAGAACTCCTGACTGCTTCCGACATAGATGCACAAACCGCCCCACGTCAGGATCTCCGTCCCGGATGCGGAGCCGCAATCGTCGCAATCGCCCGATGGGTCTCCGCCGCCGAGATTGACTGAAAAACCCGACCGACTATACGAAAAAGACGACACACATCCCGAGCAACTCGAGGGACATTCGTCCAGCCCTCCGCCGCCTCCGCAACAGCACAGTCGATGTAGGCTCATCAGCAGTCTCCATCGTGCGCGTTCTCGGCCGTGAAGTAGTTCCGGGCGGTGATCGTCCCAGTCGAGGGATTGCGATGGATCGTCGTTCGCATCCAGACGATGGAGTTGTTGCTGATCGCCTGCGGCTCGAAGGACGACGCCGCGTAGTCGGTGCCCGTCGGATCGACGCCGGGGCCGACGTTACTGGAGGTGTTGCCCATCTCCATGGTGTTGAGGGCGTAGTCCGTGCTCGTCGTTCCACTGCGGCCGCCGGTCACTGCCGCCATGTCGTCACCGTCCGGCTCAACTGCCGACCATGCGTACTTCCAGCGGTAGGTCTCCCCGCCGAGCGCCGCGTTGCCGGTGATCTTCGCCCAGCCTTCCCAGGCGACGCCGCGATTGAACGCATCGCCCGTCGGCAGACCTTGAATCCGGCCGCTGTCCCTCACCGTGGTGGACATCTTGCTCGTCATCCGGCGAACCCCGCATTGATGGTCGTCGTGGAGGTCTGCCCGACGAAGTCCCAGGACACGGAGGTGATGGGGGCGTTGATCTGCGTCAGACCGCCGTTCTCCTCAACGGTGGTCAGGATACCCCCGAGGTAGTAGTTCCAGTTGTCGGCCTGGCCCAGCCGGAACGAGCCGCGGTACCGCGTGAAGAGGTAGCGGCGGATCGCGCCGGCCATGGTCTTGCTGAGTATGTCCGTGTCGTCGCGGAGGGCGAGCCCGGATGATGGAGCGGTGAGCAGGCTGCCATCAGCTTCATCGATGCCCACGACGGTGTCGCCCGCCAGCCACCAGAACTCCGCCCCGTCCTCCGCGACCACCTTCTTCGGGTCGCCAGCGCCGGAGCCCTTCCTCGCGATCGAGACCTTGACGCGCTGGTCCGTCTCAAACGCGATCGTGAACGCCATCTTGGATTCGTCGAAGATCGGCCAGACGTGCTCGCTCGCCTCGGCCGAGCCGCTCATCGCCTGGAGCATGTGATTGGGCGAGGCCTGAAGGTGGAGGCCCAAGTCGCTGTCGAGCACGGCGACACCGATCCGGAACTGCTCCGGCGGCCAGTACCGATCGTTGAGGTAATCGAAGCCGGTGGAATCGAGCCAGAGGAAGACCTGCGGCGGCAGGAACTGGGCGTTCACGCCGGATGCGTTGTTGTCCGTCGGCGGGTCGGTGGTGTAGTCCACGCCAGCTTGCAGCGGCAGCCACGTCAGTGTCTCGCGAATGGCATTCTGGTAGTCCGCCGCTGACCCGCTGATGATGTCGCCATAGGCGTCGAGCTTGGGGGCCGCCTTGCCGCCGTTTCGGTCCCAGTCCGCCGGCGCCGCCCATAGCTGGAAGACCTGGTCGAACCGCGGGGCAGATCGTGCGGCGTCGTGCAGGGCGGCCTCATCGCTCGGCGTGCCAGTGCCATCCTCATACGCCGTCTCAAGAGTCGAGCTCCACTTGCCCTCCAGCGTGGAGTCGTCAGCCCGGAGCGAGCAGCAGCAGACGATGCGCTTGCCGATCACGTCCAGCCGGTCATACTTCATCTGGGCGTCGTCGGCGAAGCTGATTTCCTGGACGATTGGGTCGAGCGGGGCGTTGACGGCGAGCGTGAACGGATTCTTCGGGATGGTCTGTCCGTTGAAGGTCCAGTCCTCCGCGAAAACGGAGTAGATCACGATCTCGAACCATTCCTCGGAGAGGTCTGCCGAGGTCCCGTACCAGACATAGAAGTCGAGGCCGCGTGACAGCGGGATCACCTCGCGGAGCAGCTCGTGAATCGTCACCGGCTCTCCGATCTGGACATAGTCGGTGAGCGTCTTCATCACGTCCTCGATCACCTCGTCCCGGCCGCTGATGTACCAGTCGGGCCCGCTGTCCTGCTGAACGAATCGCTTGAGCAGGTACTCGGCGAAATCGTAGTTGGACCAGGTGTCCGTGCCGCCGAAGAGGTAGGCGCCGTCGTGCTTCGCGGCGGAGCGGCCGCCAGTGAGCCGACGCTTTCGATCGCGTCCGTTGAGGTCCGGGATCCAGTCGGTGACGATCTCCTCCTCGCGGTCCTCATCCCAGAAGATCGCTTGATGAAGCTCGATGCGGTCGAGAGCAAAGTGCTCCATCCCGTAGGCCGTGAACTGCTGATCACCCGTTGCGCGATCGCTCGCCGTCGCGGCCATCTCGATCGGACGCCGATTGTCGGCGGCGACGCGGCCGCAGAAGATCGCCTTCTCAGTGTTGTCCGGATACACGAGCCGCACCCGAACGTAATAGCCCTCATATGCCAGCGGCGGGCGACGGACGAAGTCCGTTTCCCACTGAAGAGCCGTGTCGCCGTATCGATAGCTGAAGGTGCAGCTCGACACGCCATTCGCCGCGGCGGTGGCCGCGTTCACCCGGTCGACCCGAACGGTTGGATCGTGCGTCCATGCGTCGGACCAGTTCAGCTTGAAATCGAGCAGCGCGACCGCTGTGCGGAAGATGGTTTGCGTGCTCGCGCTGCCGGCGACATTGGCCATCACTCCACCTCCGCCGGAACGCGGCCGAGCCACTGTTCGCCGCCGACTGGGGCCGACGGTCCAGCCGCATCGGCCGTAGTCTGCACCAGGAATGATCCATCGCTGTAGACGCCGTCCCGTCGCAGATGGACGCGCACTTTGACAACAGTGCCGTCGGACTGCGCCGGCAGATCGCGTTGAACCACGATCAGGCCTGATCCGCTCAAGGTGTTCGTGTATCCCGGCGTGTTTGGCGGCAAGAGCGGCACCCCGAACCCCGTCGCGGTCCAGATGGCGATGGTGTCAGGCTGCTCGGCCGACCCGTCGCGCATCGCCCAGATGATCACTCTGATGACGCCGCCTGGCCGCTTGATCAGCCGAACATCCAGCGGCCCGATGGGCGGCGTCTCCTCCTCGGCCCCGGAGTCGATGACGATCCGCTTGTAGGGCAGGCCGTACTGGCCCATGGGCAGAAACCCGGAGTCGATGCACCCGTTGAAGTAGCTCATCGCCAGATACCAGTCGCCGTCCGCGAAGGTCGGCGTCGGGGTGTCCGGCAGGCTGGAGGCGGTGGCGAACGGCGTGTCGCCCTCCTGCGGCGGCGAGCCGTCCGTGCGATAGAAGCGGTACTCCGTGGCGTTGAAGATCCGGTAGAGGCCCCGCAGGTCGCTGTAGTGCGTCGTGGAGTCGTAGACGAAGCTCGCGTGGAGATGCGTCAGGACCTTGGGGTCGTACGACGTCGAGGATCCGATCGTCCGGCGCACGTGGAGCGTGTCCGTGCCGCTGGCCGTGATCGTCCCGAGGCTGAGCCCTCCGCCCTCCGTCGTCGGGCTGACCCACGTGGACCCGTCGTCGCTGATCTCGATGCCGCTGACGCCGGAGTCGATCCAGACGGTCACGGAGGTGATGCTGAGCCCGGAATCGTTCGCCAGGGTGAGCGTGTACGTCTCCACGTCGCCCGCGGACGCCTCGGCGGCCGACACGTCGTCTGAGGCCACCGCGTTGCCGTAGCGGTCGTCGAGGTGCACAACGGCCTCCGTGGCGTTCTCGTCGAGCGAGGCGGCCGTGACCTCGATCCTGAGCCACGCGTCGCTGTCGTCGCCGTCCTCGAGCAGGAAGGTCCCGCCGGCGGACACGTCCACCGCCGCGCCGGCGGTGCTGGAGCCCGGCGCCCGCCACTGGAGCGACTCCCCATCGGCCGACGCGAGCAACCGTCCGGCCCCGGGGCCGTTGATGGCCGCCACCGCCAGGATCTCCACGCCGGGCAGGGTGCCGATCCATGACAGGTGATGGACCTCCGAGCCGCCGGACTCGATCCGCAGGGCGTCCGCGTTGGTGGCCGCCGTCGCCATCAGGAGGCCTCCGAGAAGGTGATCTTGGCCGTGCCCTCGTCAAAGCTGATGTCGAAGTCCGGCGCGTCCGGTTTACGCACGATGGTCTCGGCCGCGGCATCGAGGGCAAGCGTCGTCCCGGCATTGCCGGCAGCGTCGTACGGTTTCACCCGGAACCGATACGTGGAGAGGTCATCCAATGGCGGAGTCAGGAAGCGATACTCCCATGCCCCCGTGTCCCGCACCCGGCCGATCTCCTCCCAGTCGCCGCCGTCCTTCTGCTGCTCGATGGCGTAGAGCTCAACGTCGCTCGCCGCCGAGGCCAGCCACCAGAGCGTCTTGCGGGCCGGGAAACCGTCCGGGGCGTTTGCGATCGGGTCGTAGGAGGTGCTCGTGGTGTCCTGGCAGATGACGTCCGCCTGCTCGCCGGCCTGGAGCGTGAACTGACGGACGTTCGTCAGGCTCTTGCCGTCGTAGCGCCCGTCGACGTACCAGTGGTAGTAGATCGGGCTTCCGCCCAGGTCGCTCGTCACGGACACCTGGATCGTCAGCGGGCCGAGCCGGCGGATGTCGTAGGCGGTGATCGTCATGAGGTTGCGTTCCGATCCATGTCGAAGACCACGCTGCACAGGTAGTTGCCGTGCGGCGAGATGATGACGCGGTGCGGCCGACGCCGGATGTCCTTCACCATGCAGAAGTTGAACGTCGTGCCGTGGTCATCGACGATCGAGACGTAGCTGCCGACCTTGTTCTCCATGTTCACGTACCACTGCAGAGCGTTGACCAGCGTGTCGATGTACGCGATCGCTTCGACCTGGAACGGCTTCGCCCGGTAGCCGAGCAGTGCGTAGGCGGTGCCGGACTGGCCGAGCACGTTCCACGAGCGCACCGTCTCCGTCGCGCCCGGCGGGCCGGCGACGCGGATGATGCTGCATGCTGTTCCGCCGATGGTTCCCATCACAGGTCATCCTGCCTGCTGACGCCAGTGTTGGCCGGGTTGTTGACGGACTTGATCTGCTCGAGCGTGCGCGGAATGTCGGCAATCACATCTGGAATCACACGGAGAAGGCTGTCTTGTTGAATCCCGGACCCCGGGGAAATGACCGGCTGGCCGAATCGCTCTTCGTCGTACGGGATCGGTTCTGATTCCTCCATGCGGCGCTGGGCCTCTCGCATCATAAGCTGATGGGATATAATGGCGTCCCCGCCGAAGAATCGACGGGCTCTCAAGACCCACTCGTTGACGCTCTGTTGAAACGGAGACACATTCTCCATTTCTTGCCGCACGAGCTCGTTCTCAATCGCTGATTCGGATTCGATTCTCGCGATGCCTCGATCGCGACGAGCGATCTCGAGGCGACCGGCGGACCGACGCCCTTCTCGAGCAGCTCGAACATCCTCCTGAGTCAGGGCCACATCGACCGTCCTATCGAACAGCCTCGTGGCCTGTGCGTCCTCGATGTCGGAAAGCATCTTCGTGTACAGGTTCTGACCCGTCACCGGATCGACACTGGACATCGTCTGCTTAAAACCCGCCAATGCCTCTTCACTGCCGAACAGCTTCTTGAGTTCTTCGTTCGACAGATTCATTCCCTGAATCGACTGGAGCGACTGCATCAACGGCGCGCCCTCATCAAATCCCATCGTCATCATCTTGTTCAAAAGGGCCTTCGAGATGGTGCCGGCCTGCTCAGGGCTCTTTGTGACGTTGGTCAGCACGGCCATGAGCGCCATGACTTCCTCGTCGCGGATCTTCATGATGGAGGCCGGGCTCAAAGCCTCCAGGGCGTTCGACATGATCGCCATCGCCGTCTCCGGCGTGCCGCCGGATGCACCGAGCGATTTCGACAGAACATCGCGGAGCGAACCGGCCTCGTCCGCCCCGATTCCCCGCTGGAACTTCGAGGCATCGCGAAGGAACTTCTCCGGCTGGCCTCGCGTGACGATGAAGGCATCGGCTGCGAGTTGAGTCTCCGTCCCGATGCCACCGGACTCGAGCGAGAACTGAATGTCCTTCGCGTGTTCAAGATCACGCGCGCCGCCTGCGGCCAGCAGCGCCTCCGCGCGTGCATTGAACATCTGCAGCTTTTGCGGATCGCCGTCGGCCAACTGCGCCAGCTCGCCGGAAGCGGCCGCGGTTGCGGTGACCTTCTGGGCCGCCTCCTCGGCGATCCTGTCCAGATCTTCGAGTGTCCGCATGACGAGGCTGACTGCACTGCCAACGGACACGAACCCGGTCGCCAGCTTGGCGACGGACTTGATCGTCGAATCCACTTTGCGCGTGGCGCCGTCCATAGAGCTGGCAGTCTGCTCGCCGGACTCCTTTCCAGCCTGCTTCGCGTCAGCGAGCTTCGCCTTCAGCTTCCCCACCTCGCCGGTGAGCTTGGCGATTTCGCGATCCACCTGCGCCGAATCGCCAGTCATCGTGACTTCAAGACCGGCCATGTTCGCACTCCAATCCGAAACGCCACCAGTCGGCGAGAGTTGGGGCGTAGCCCCGGCTCAATCCTCTGGCCCAACGGTGATATTGGGCCGATCGAAGGCCAGGGCCTACGCTTTTCCCTCCGAGTCGCTTTCGCTTCGTGAGATCCATTTCTCGATCGTCGGCCAGTCGATGACGTACTTCATGAAGCCGACGAGCTCGATGTCAGAATCAAACAACCCGAGCATGACGATTTCGTGCGGGCCGACGCGGTAGTTCGTGCTGAGTGCGCAAAGGGCAGCGTCACGCAGTGCGCCTTGCCTCAGCTCGTTCTCTTCGCTTCGATCGAAGACCCACTCGTAGAACTTCAGTGCGAACTCCCACAGTCGTCGATACTCCTCTTTCAGTTCGCCGCGCACCCATTCGCCGTCGACGTATTCCACCGTGGTCGGCAGCCGATTGACGGTCGCGATCTGCCCTTCGGACTCAACGAGTTCCCGCGCAATCGGGGCCATCCACTGCCTACCGGCCAACTCGGCGAAGTGTCCGTGGATGCGCTGATTCCTTCGGAGCGACTCCGGCCCGGGCGGGTCCGCCTTCCACATCCCGAGCCAGATGCCGCGGTCGTCGATCTTCCGCCACTCCTGCTCGTGCGGCTTGTAGCGCACGTCGGTGTCGGGGTCGTAGGTGACGACGTGGCCGCCCTCGTCGCCCGGTCCGACTCCGTTCGGGTGCTGCTGGCGAAGGCCCTTGTCGGTCGCCTCGAAGGCGTAGCCGAGGTCGAGGCCGCGCAGCTGCTCGACCGAGAGCCTCGCGCCGGCGCCTGGCACGGCCGAATCAGGAATGAAGTACAGGAATCCGCTCATCAGTCATCCTCTCAGGTGATGGCGCTGGTCTCGTCGACGGTCAGTGGTGCGTTGGTGCCGTCGTGGCGGCACGGGATGCGGATCGAACTCTCCGCCGGCGAGCCGCTGCTGCCGTCCCGACTCTCGTTCACGCTCAGGCCGCAGGCGGTGAGCTTGACGTGCTCCGCCGTCCCGTCGGCCACGAACGAGCCGCCCAGGGCTCGCTTGCGGAAGTAGATCGTGGTGTTGGCGTGGCTCGCGTCGAGCCCGCCCAGCGGGATCTTGCCGCTCGAGAAGTAGGTCGGGTCGATGCCGCGAATCGTGATCGAAGGGGAGATGTTCTCGACACTCGAGAACGTCGGATCGACGTCGCTGTCGGCTCCCTCCGCCGTCACGCGGTGTCCGAGGTCGATCTGAATCGATCGCATGCCGGTGATCGACTCCTCCTCGAGCGTGACGGATCCCATCGTCCACCGCTCCTGATCCGGATCGATGCTCGGCAGCGCCACGTTGTCCGCGACCTGAACGATGTCGTTCACGCCGTCCGAGGTCGCGATGACCTCGTAGGTCAGCATCGCATCGCCCTGGTGGTCGCAAGTGAGCATGCGCGGGACCAAGATGCCGTTGACGATGGTCTCCGTCCGGTGGTCGCTCGACGAGGACCGCGTGCCGCCGTCCGCGTGCTTGGACAGGTAGAGCACCACGCCGCCGCTGAGCGTGGACACATCGACCGGCGCGAGGCCCGTAACGCCCAGCGCCGCCGCCAGGTCGCGCGTTCCGAACGTCGCGACCGGCGCGCGACCCCGGATCGACTGGAACTCGTCGTAGACGGTGCTCGTCGTGCGCTCGGCGCTGACGTTCTCATTCAGCGTCAGACCGCTGCTGCCGATGGCCTTGATGACCGTCGCACCGAGCTTGACCGCATGGATTGAGTACCTGACGCTCTGGCTCATGGCTCAGCCTCCGTGATGGTCACCGAATCTGTTCGCGGTGACTTCCGCTTCTCTGCTGCTTCAGTCGTTTGTCGATCGCCTTGTCCAGGACCCGCACGAGACGACGCTGCTCCGATGTGGTGATCGTCCGAAGCTCCGACTTCATGTCCGGCGAGAGCTTCCCGTCCTCCCTGCGGCGACGGAAGTTGAACACCCGGGCGCCCTGCATCCGCACCCGGCAGCCCTTCGACGTGGACGTAATCCGCTTGATGCGCGTCAGAGCTCGGCCCTGGCCGGTGAAAACGAGCTCGCGTGTGTGGCCGAAGATTCGGCGCTTCCGGATGTTGTAGGCCTTCGTCCGCGTCTGGTAGCCGTAGCGCTGGGCGGCGCCGTGCGTGAAGTGCCGAGGCAGCATCTCCCCGTGCCAGTGGTCGGCGGGCTCGCGCCACGACTCCTTGAGGATGCGGTTCATGTCCGCCCTCGCAAGGCGAGCGTCAGTCAGCCTGACGGCGCCGTTGGACTTGATGACCACGGTTCCGATCATCAGTACGTCACCTCGATCTCGCCCTGCAGCCAGTCGCCGCTACCGGCTCTCGCGCTCTTCGGTCCTCTCGCCATCTGCTCTCGCATCGTCTGTTTGATCTCGATCCGGCCCGCCTGGCCGGACTGCGTCCAGAGCTCATCCTCGATGCCGCTCAGGACGTTCTCGAACCAGACGTACGGGTCTCCATACTGGTTCGCGCCCTCCTGCTCGAACGTCGGCACCGGCGTGTCGATCAAGATGAAGAGCTGGCCGGACGGGACGTAGGTCTCGACGGACTCACGCGACCTCGTCGCGCTCGTGATGCCGATCAGAGCCCACGTCGCCCGCGTTGCCCCCTCGCCCTCGGCGTCTTCGTTCGGCGTCTCGCCCTCGAAGATGTAGGCCTCGGCCTCGGTGGCGTCGTCGGCGTCGACCAGCGACTGGAAGGTCGAGCAGTTGGCGAGTTGCTTGGCGAGGTAATACATCGCCAGAGCCGTCTCGCTCGTGCGTGTGACGGTGGAGAGGGCCATCACTCACCCCCCGTGAATTGTCGGCGATCACGGCGATAGCCCTGCTTGTGGCGTTCCTGCGGCTCAATTCGCACGGCCGTGCCCTGCCAGTCGTTTCCGAGCTCGCGCACAGAGTCGATCCACCAGTTGTCGCCGTCGTACTCGAGGATGTTGTCCTCGGCGCATGTTTCGAGCGAGGCCTTCGTGAGGATGAAATCGATGACCTGGCTGCGCATGATGCCGTCGCGGTCCTCGTACTGGCCGGTGCGGCGACGCCAGACAGAAGCCGTCTGAATCGTCGTTTCCAAGGTCACAGCTCCGGTCGCGTCGTTGACGGCCTTGTACCTCACGATTGCCGCGAAGTGGGTGCTGCCCACTTCAGACACGCTGGCCATGATGGAGTCGAACTCGCTCACCGCGTCTCCCGATCAACCGCCGGCCGTCTGGGCCTCGATCGCGGCCTCCACGTCGGCCTTTGTCACCTTGCCGTCATGGCCGGTGCCCTTGATCGTGGTGATGTCGAGACCGACGTCCTCAGCCAGCTTGATGGCGTGCGCGGAGGCGTGCGGCCCATCGTCATTCGACGCGGGCTCCTCGGCCTCCGACGACTCATCGACCTGCGCGTCGGCGCCGGCCGTCTGGGCCTCGATCCTGCCGACAGGGTTCCCGCCATCGGCCTTGACGAAGTGGCCGGCATGAATGACATCGTTGCCCCACGCCTCGCCATACCCAAGCCGCGAGCACACCTCCTTGAGAGTCGTGCCTGGCTCGAACGTCACGCCGTTGACCACGATCCGCCTGCTCGCGATGTATTCGCCGAAGTTGTTCATGTCGAGTTCCTTGTCCGGGCTCCAGAGCCCTCTCCAACTGAACCTGTAACCGTGCCGCTCCATCTGGCGGACGATATGTGTGATGTTGCTCCGCTCCCTCGCCCAGCGGCGTTGCGTCCGACCGCCCGTCTGCTCACCCGTGAAATCGGAGATCCCGAGCATGTCGCATCCGAAGATCTCGACCTCGCGGGCCCGCCGGAACGAGCAGACGAAGCCGAGGGCCATCGGCATGCTCCATCGCATCCAAAGCTGGTATGACAGGAACCGCGTTTCGAGACGCTCGCGGTTGATTGGCCGGTGACGCATGAAGCGATCGCGGAGCTCATCGGGAGCTTCATGCTTGTACCAGCGGATCGTTTCCTGCGTGCAGACGATGCGCCCATTCCAAGGGTCTCCGGCCGGCTCGAACTTCTTGAACGCCTTGACATCGCCCGCACACCAGTAGTCGCATGGCCATCGTTCAGCCGAACGATTGACCGCCACCACGGTCGCCCCCGCAACCGCCCGCTCGAGCTCGTCGTCCGTGACGAGCCCGAGGGACGGACCTGCGGTGAGGATGACGACCTTGCCATCGCCCACGTATTACGGGGTCGGGGCGGTGGCGTTGATCTTGAGACGCACGACCGTCTGTCCGCTCGTCTTCGCCTCGAAGGCGTAGCCGAGCCGGGCGTAGTCGCTGCCGGACGTGGAGGCGATGGACGTCTCGTTGTTCTTGTCCCAATCGACGCTCGCGCCGGCTGAGAACGTGGTCGCACTCGCAGCGACAGCGTCGGCAATGCCCTGGATCATCAGCTCGACAGCGTCTCCGGACGCCACGGAGTTGAGGCCCATGACGACGCCGACGTCGCCAGAGTCGAGAAAATACGGATCGCCGGGGTCGTAGGCGCCGTCGGACGTGACGGTGATGCTGCCCCAGACCTCGATGGGTCGAATCTTGACAGACATGATGAATCTCCCTGTCTGCGAATGTCGCCTAGCTCGAACCGGGGCGAGCCCGAGGGCCCGCCCCACGAACGCTCACACCGCCTGAATCAGGCCGCGCCGGTGCTCTTGTGCATGCCCCGCCAGTCCTCGACGCGGATGCCGATGTCGAAGTTGATGTCGAAGCCCATGCCCCACTGGCCGTTGCTGAGGGCGTAGGACCGCGTCTGCGGACGCCGGCCGGTGCCGGTCCGATAGATCACCGTGATCGTCTTGCGGGGGCCGGCCAGGAACCAGTTCGTGGCCGTGCCCGTGTAGGTCGTGCCGGTGATCGGATCGACCACGCCGGCCGCTCCGAGGCGGGCATCAGCGCGCAGCTTCATGCCGTAGTTCACGAACGGATTCATCGTGTAGTACGCGTCCGAGGTCGATCCGTCGCCGGTCTCGCGCTGCTCAATCGAGTTCAGGATCTGCCAGCCGGTGACCTGCAGGTCGGTCGGAACGATGAGCCATTCAGGCATGATGTCCGCGAGCCGCCCGCCGAGCTTGGTCTGCTTCGACATCGCGACCACCGCCGCCTGGAAGGCGGCTCCGCTCAGCGCGGCGGTCGTCAGGTTCGCGTGCGTCGAACTGTCGAAAAGGGCCGTGCTGTCCTCGGCCATGTTCGCATTCTTGAGCATCGCCGCGTAGACGAGCCGAGGACGAAGCTCGGATGCATCCGCCAGAAGCTCGGTCGGCAGATCTGCGAGCAGACCGAGCATGTCATCGATCATGTCCTGCTCGTCGATCGCGAACCGCTCGCCGTACCGGATCGCGGCGCCGGTCTCAGCCTTGTCCGACCAGGTCGCGAGCTCGGCCTTGCCGCCCCGAGCGACGCGGGCCATGCCGGAGGTCGCACCGAGAGTGATCGCCTTCGAGTCCTTGAAGTCGCGGACGTCTCGCGAGCCTGCCCAGTCCGTGGTGTCCCGAGCATTGTCGAACGCCTCGGCAGCCTGAGCGTTGACCGAATCCGTGAAGACGTGCTGCAGGTACGACGTGCTGACCGCCTCGCGGACCAGATCCTCGTCCGTCGCGACTGTGGTGCTCCGGCCGCTCTCACGCAGGGCGATTTCGCACAGATCGAGCGTGTGGCGGAACCGGAACCGATTGGCGTCGTTGATCGCGCGTTCCCGGAGCTGCGACCACTCATCATCATCCATCCGGAGGCCGATCGGTCGCTGCATGGAATCCGCACGAAGGCCGATGTGCTCCATGACCGCAGCCGACATCGCGAGCCGCGTTTCGAGGCCATGCAGGTCGCGTCGGTCGCCAGACCGACCGATCGGCGGCGTCGCGCGATTGTCGCGCCAGTTGATGATCCGCTCGGCCGCGGCACGGACGGTCAGGTTCTGGTCGTTGATCAGCGCCCGCGCCTCGTCCGACGGCATCCCGGCCGTGGCGGCGAGCGACAGGATCTCGTCGGCCCGCTCGGCCCGGGCGGCGTCCTGCCGGCCGTTGTCGGACATCTGGTCGTCCGACCTCTGGCCATCGTCGCTCTGGCCGCTCGGCTGGGTCTGGGCAGTCTGCGGCTGCGCGTTGCGCTGCCCGTCCTGCGGCTGATTCTGGGTCGCCGGCGCCGTCTGAGACTGCGTCTGACGCCCAGCGTCGCCATTGGTTTCGGGCGGCGCGTCCTTGCCGCCGTTGAGCTCGATGGCGCGCTGCCGCTTGTCCCCTTCCAGCTCACGCATCTTGGCGTAAGCCTCAGAGTCACTTGCGTCAGCACGCAGCCCGAGGAACTTCAGAAGTTCAGGGTTCATCTCGTGTGCCTCCGTGCTGTTGCGATGACGCGCACGCGCCATCTCTCGGATCTTGGCCTCCTCGTCCGCGCCGATCGGGACGAGCGAGACCTCCCTGAGCCGCCATTCCGTGGCGACTCGAAGTGGCTTGTTCTTGGCGGTGTAGGTGCGGCCGCCTACGTCCTGAGACTTCCCGGCCGGGATGTCCACGTAATTGTCAACGCGGTAGCCGACCGAGACGTCCGTGAGGTGGCCCTCTCTCACGAGCTGCCACGCGCGTTCTGAGTCGGCGTCGCTGGCGAATCGCAGCGTGCCGACGATGCCGCTGTCCGTCTTGCGGATGTTCGTCACCGAGCCGCGAACGTTCGCGACCTGGAATCGGCTGTGAGCGTCCAGCAGCACGATCTGCGGCGGCATCCGTGCTCCATCGACGAGGAGCACCTCGTCAATGACCTCGTATCGATTCCAGTCCATTACCTCGACGGGGTTCTGCGTCGAGAGAGTCGCCTCCGCCGTCCGCGTCTCCTCGTCCACGCTATCTGCGCGAACCTGGATGCTGCGCGTCATCAGATCAAGCTGATCCGGCACGCGGTCATCGCGCTGGCCGTAGATCGGTCGCTTACGTCCCATGGCTCGCTCCGTTCAGTTGTGGCCGCCCACCGGCGAACGCCTGCGATTCGAGACGGTCCTCGAGGTCCTCGAGCCTCTCTCGCAGTTCGATCACGTCCACGTCGATCGCCGAGCGATCGCCGCCGCCCGCGCCGGCTCCGGCGGAGAAGGCTGCATCCGTCGGATGACGCATCCCGCGGTCCCGCCAGCGCTGGACCTCGGCGAAGATGGACTCCTCCTCGACCTCGGGGTCTCCGCCGCGCCGGCTGACCGTCGAGGCGATGCTGCTGGTGCCGTTCTTGATGTTCCGCTCGTCCGCCCGGCTTTCCTTGTCGGGGTCGGTGTGGAGTCGCTGCGGCCAGATCCAGGTGATCTTCAGATCGTCGGGGACGTTGCGAAGGGCGTCAGCGAGGCGCTGCGGCAGGCGACCGGCGACCGCGGCGAGCTGCATGTCGTTGATCAGCATGCCGATCAGACGGTCGAGCTTCCGCCGCTCGATGATGCTGTGATACTCCTGCACCGTCTGAAGCCAGCCGTTCAGGTCGAACCGGGCGCCGGAGTAGTTCCAGGAGCTCGAGTCCGCGATCACGAGGTTGAGCGGCATGTTGAGCGGCCGGCCGATGGACCGGAGCTGCTCGAGGACGAACTCGCGGAAGTTCGCGCTCGGGTGCTCGGGCCGGATGTGCTTCGCCGTCCGGCCGGGCGGGAGGTTCGTCCACATGCCCCGCTGGAACTTCTCGTAGGTGCTCGTGACGTCCTTGCTCGGGTCGTACGCCTCGTCTCCAGTGGCCTCCGTGACGATGCCCCACATCGCCGCCTGGCGGGCGGCATCGAGCGTCACGATGCCGAACTCTCGAAGATCGGCGATCGGGTCGAGGCTCGGGGCGATCAGCGGGATGCCGCGAAGCTGATCGTCCTCGCGGTAGGGGAACAGGTGGATGATTTCGCTCGCCGGGACCTCGCGCGTCTTCATCGAGAAGCTGCCGGTCGTCGGATCTTGCATCTCCTCGATGTGGTAGCGAACGGCTCGGCCGAGCTCGTTCGTCTCGATTCCGTCCACGATGCGAGGATCGCTGATCTTGCCGAGCGGCTTCTTCACGCGGCCGGGGTAGATGCCGTTCAGCCGCAGGTTCCAGTAGCGCGGGCTGTCCTTCACCCGCACCATCTGCGAGATGTCCTCGCCCGCCGACATCCACTGGCCGAGCGACATCGACAGGTGCTCCGCGAGCGACATATCGCTGGTGAGCATGGGCCGCTTCGCCCACTGCGTGAAGACCTCCTCGAGCGCGGCGGCGTAGGCCTTGTCCTCGGTCTTCACCCGCAAAGTCGGACCGGCGCCGCCCACGACCTCGGTCTGAAGGGTGTGCTGGACGCCGGCAAGGATGCCGTTGCGTCGCATCTCGAGCTCAGCCCGCTGACGGAGCACCCGCAGGTTGTTTAGGCTCAGGCGATTAAGCCGGTCGTCCGTCGCGTCCACCCAGTGGTGAGTGTTGAGCCGTGTCGTCTCGGCGGACGGCCACCCGCCGTACGAGGCTCGTTCATCGAGCTGGACGCCGAGGAATCGGTCGATCAGTCGGTGAAGGGCCGAGCCGAGCTTGGGGGCGATCGCACTCACTGCGGACCCCCCGTCTTCTCGTGCTGGTACTTGATCCGCTGAATCCCGGTCCCGGACCCCTCGGTCTTCGCCAGGGCGTTCAATTCCTTCAGCAGGTCCGTCGCCTTCCGCGCGAACTCGTAGTGCTCAGGGCCGCGCTCTCCGTCGGGGATCGCGATGAGCAAAGCCTCGGCCGCGAGGACGTACTTACGAGCGCTGGCATAGTTGCCCGCGATGATCGCGTTCGCTGCGGTCGTAAGATGGCTCTTGGCGTCGGCGTACGACATGCTAAGAGCATCGACGCCGCTAAAGAACGCGGGAGGCCGTCAATACCAGATTCTAGGCGAACCCCTCGAAAACTTGCTCTGTGGAGCAAGTTCTGTTGCGCCGTCACTCGATCGACTTGAATCGAAGGCCGCAGCCCGGCTCTTTGCACCGGTGGTAACGAATCGGCCGGCGTGTGCAGGTGACGAGCGTGTTCGTCGAGCCGCAGCGCGGGCACGGCGTCACGCCGTACCTCACCGCCGGATAGACCTCATCGGCCTCGTCCTCTTCAGCGTCATCCGTCACAAACCGCTCGGATCCGCAGTGCTCGCACCTCACCTTGAGCTGAGTCGGCCCCGCGCCGCCGAAGCCCCGCAGCCGCTCGATGACCTCGTACGCCTCGGATCCGCAGTGCTCGCAGCGTCCGGCCGTCATTGCGGGGCCACCCCGAACGGCGCCGACGGATCGCGCCGCCAGCGGGACTTCCCTGGCGACCGCTGCCGCTCCCGAGCATGCCAGAGCGCTCCGATGAGCATGGCGGTCGTGTCCAGGAAGTGATTGTTCTTGCTGAGCTTGTGCCATGACCAGATGGAGCCCTTCCTCGGATCCCAGATTTGCCGACGCTCCTCGGACGTGATGTGCTTCGCGAAGTCCAGGTGGGCGTTGCCGATGCCGTGATAGAGCGTGATGAACCCCTTCGGCATGGTGCTGGCGTCCTGATCCTGCGGCCGGATCAGGAACCCGTCGTGCACCCGCGCCTTCGCGGCGTCCGCGTCGAAGATCACGAGGTTCAGCTTCTCGTTGCGGAGGCGGGACTCGTGGAAGAACGAGCCGATGAACGGCGTGGTGGCGGATCGCCGGGTTGGGCGCTGGTACGGGCGGCCCTTGTCTCCGACGCCGCGGCCCTTCACCGCGTAGAACGGCTCCTTCGACTCCTTCACGAAGTCGTAGACCGGAGCCTCCGTCTCCGTGTCCGACTTCGCCTGCCAGCTCGAATCGACCCAGCAGATGTCCGCGAACCGCATCTCCCCGTGCTCATCGATGAAGCCCTCCTCGATCACGTCGTCGCGGATCATGCGGAGGGCCAGCCGAATCGCGTCCTGCGTTCCCATGAAGTTGGACTCGACCGCCCAGACGTTGTAGTCCAGCACGTGCACCGTGTCGTCCGGCATGAGCACGCCGGCCTGGTAGTGCATCGAGTACTTGCCGACGTCGATCGCGTAAGCCAGCACCTCGGCGTCCGACGGCACGATCCCGCGGCCGATGTACTGCCCCGTGAGATCCTTCCGGACTTGGCCGCGGGAGATGACCGACTGGATGGTCAGCGCCTCGGCCTCGTCCTCCTCGTCGGGAGGCGTGGCCCAGATGAACTGCGCCATCTCCCGGTCCGCCGACTCGCTGTCCGTTCGTCGCTCCGACCGCCATTCCTTGACGCCGATATCGCCGGCTTCCCAGAAGAGGTTGTTGAACGCCGACCAGCGGAAGCTGAACGTCTCGGTCTCCGGCGTCGAGCCGACGGCGGCGCCGTCAGTCACATCCTGGCCGCGATGAACGAGCACGCTGCGACCGTGCGCGTCCCGGCGCTCCTCATCCGTCCACTCGTGACCGCATAGCGGGCACTCGAAGAACGACGACGCCCTGGCTTCGACCTCGGACGACGCCTCCTGCCAACCCTTCAGATCCTCACGCTCGAGCGTCGTGTACGCCTCGCAGCCCGGGCAGGGTAGAGCCAGTCGTGATCCTGTGCCCTTCTGATGCTCCTGCCACGTCCGCCCAATCTCGCTCGATACGGTGCATTCCATGTAGACCCGCGCCCTGGCCCCAAACGCCAGCACGCGGGCCTCGAGCTGGGCGATCTTGTCCGCCTCGCGCGAGGCGTCCGCAATCTCATCCATGCCATCCGTTTCGGTGATCAGCAGGTGCCGCGCCGTGAACGCCGCCCGGCTCTTGTCGCCGCCGCCGCCCGTCATGAACCGGAGCGTCGCACCGTTCCGCATCAGGATCGAGTGCGAGAAGCCGCCGTTGGAGCCGCGGCCGCGGTTCGGCAGCAGATCCTCATATTGCGTCTGCCGGATCACCGGCAGAATGTCCGCGCCCCACTTGTCTTCGGCCATCTTCGCGTCGGGAACGCCGCAGATCACCGATTCGCGGAGCTCGAAGAGGATCCACAGCAGCGGAATGACCAGGCAGTGAAGCGTCTTGCCGCTTTGGCTCGGGCCGGTGAAGTTGTACCGCTTCCACTGCCCGCGGCTGATCGCGTCGAACACGGGCCTGGCGTACGGCTGGCGGGCCAGGCTGAAGCGCCGGCCTGCAAACGGGCCGTTCGGGAGAACGATCTCTTCCTCGGCGAATTGGGCGAGGTCGCGCACCCTCGGCGTTCGGGCGGCCGAGATGAACCGCTGCATGGCCTCGCGGCGTGGATCAGGCCTGAACCTTCGCTTCCGAGGCCTCGCCGCCTTCGTCATCGCCAGCATCTGCTTCGCGATCGGGCTCGTATGGGAAGCGCTTGAGGACACGTCGATTGAACTCCGTGAGCGTCTCGTCGATGATCTGCATCGCATCGGGGCCGTACTCCCGCTGAAGCTGGTCGCCGGCGCCGCGCAGCAGATCGGCCAGCTCCATCAGCGACTCGTGCACGTCCTCCAGCCGCAGCAGCGAGCCTTCCCGCTCGAGCCGGTCGAGACGGGCGAGCTTCGCCCGCTCCTGGCGGTACATCTCGAGCCCGGGCGTCTCCGGACCCGACATGAGGTCCTCGCCGGCTCCCAACTTGCGGTAGTTCTCTGCCAGGAACCGATGAATCCACCGCACGACCTCGCCGAGGTCGATCGTCCGCACGCCTTTGCCGATCGGGATGCCGTACCGCTCGGCCTGCTCGTTGATCTGCTTGACCTGGCAGCCGGACATCTGCTGCCAGTGCTTCTTCGGGATGGTCTCGTAGTACGCCCAGCGCTGCTCCTCTTCGCGCTCGTTCTCGAAGCGCTTGAGCGCCCGGAGCTCCTGCTGGGTCGGCGACTCTCCGTCTCGCCTCTTGCGGAGAGCCCTCTGGGCCATCTCCCGGTCGATGGCCTCGCTCGCCTTCGGCGCAGGCTTCCGCTTCGTCGTCTTCTTCTTCGTCGCCACACCTATGAGGCCTCCGCGCGACGCTCATAGAGCTCGCGGAACACCGAGCCGTCTGATTCCCGCTTGGGCGACTCGCCGGTGTGGTCCCGGTACCGCTTACAGATCACGTCGACGTAGCCAGGGCTGATCTCCATCCCGACGCAGATGCGGCCGAGGTCGTGTGCCGCGATCAGCGTGGTGCCAGAGCCGAGAAACGGGTCGTAGACCACGTCGCCCTTCTGGCCGTGGTTGCGGATCGGCCTGGCCATGCACTCAAGCGGCTTCTGCGTACTGTGCCCACCGTCCTCGCCTCCGAGGTTGTTGTCTAGCGTGATGTCACCCCAGACGGTGCACTGCTTTCGATCACCGCTGAACCTGCTGGCCTTGCCCTTCCGCACGGCGTACCAGCACGGCTCATGACGAACGTGATAGTCGCCGCGGCCGATCGGGAAGTGCCGCTTCGCCCAGATGATCTGGATGCGGCACACCAGGTCGCAGGAGTGAAGCGAATCCATGACCACCGCGCTATTGGGGCCTGGCGCGTGCCAGACGTATGCGACATCGCCCGGGAAGAGCGCCCAGGCCTCAGCCCAATCGGCCCGATCATCATTGGACACCTCGCCGGGCTTCGTGATCGGCTCGACCGGCGGCGCCTCCGGCTCGGTGTCGGTCAGCGGCTCCGGCTCCTCCTCCTCGATCCGAAGCTCGTCCAGCAGCAGCTCCTCGTAGAGGTCCGGCAGATCGCCCTGAATCTCATCGAGCAGGGCGTCCAGGCTCTCGGTGAACTCGCCGCTGATCGTCGGGCTGTTGAGCGTGACGTTGAGGGTCTTCTCCTCGTCCTGCGGTAGATCGACCACGACGACCTGAACGGTCTCCTCGCCGGCCGCAGCGAGTGCGGCCACGCGCTGATGGCCGCCCACGATCCGCCCCGTCCGCTTGTTCCAGACGATCGGCTGCACGACGCCAAAGCGATCCAGCGAGGCCCTGAGCCCAGCCATCGCCTCATCGCTGATCCGGCGCGGGTTGTACTCCGCCGGCGTCAGATCGGCGATCGCCATCTCTTCAATCTGGTGCCGCCGCTTGACCTTTTTGCTGCTCCGCGCCACACTTACTTACCGCCAGATTCGCACGTCGTGCGCAAAAAAGTGCGTCGAAAATGAGAACGGCGGCGCGTTTCCGGCCCCAGGAAGGACCCGCGACCCCCGGTTTTGATAGCGCCAGTGCGGTTCCGTGTCAAACCACCGATGTGTCGCGTTGCTGTCATCATGTCGTCATCCTCATTGATCGCGGCTTCGCCCAGCGCCAGCCGTCGGCGCGGTCAACTGGGCGGCGGGTGTGCCGCGCCCCGGGGGCCGATCACTCGGTCACGAAAATGTCGCCGGCATATATGTCGGCGGCGGGGATTTCACCGGCTGGAATTTCGCCGGCGTCAATTCTGCTTCGGACGTTCAGTTGAGCGATGTCGTCCACAATGGCGCTAAATGCGCTGATCCACGCATTGATGGCATCGCCGTTCCCCCAATGAATCTCGTCCGTGTATTTGTCAGTGATGCCGCTGTTGTCGGAGCCGTCCGGCAGAGGGGTAATCCAACCAGCGTCCTCCTCCAGCTTGCGCCGCATGTTGATGAACAGCGTGTAGTCGTTCTCGTCCGCGCTGTCCGCCATGAAGTACGGATACGCGACCGACCGACCGTGCTCCTCTTCATCGCCCGGGGTGTGTCCGTCTCGGAACGGCATCATCGGAAGGTAGATGATCGGCAGATTGGCGGCGGCGGCGTCGGACCGGATCAGCGCCGCCATGGCTTCCAGGCCCGTATCCCCCTTGCCCCAGATGTCGGGCCAAGCGTTGCCCGATACGTCAACGTCCGCGCTGTTGGTGCCGAGCATGATGAACGCCATGTCCGGATCCATGAGCGCCACCTGGTCGGCGCAGTCGTCGTAGGTATCGACGTAGTTCAGCACACGCCGGCCGCCGTCAGCGATCGGGATCCACGTAATGCCCTTGTCGCACGACGTATCGACCAACTCGACCGCCCAGTATTCGAGCGACCCGCTTGCGGAGTCAATGGCGATCTGCGGGCTGTTTGATCCGATGGGGCTTGTCAGCGCGATCAGCGGCGAAACGTACTCGTCACCGTCAGACAGCGTTCCCCAGTCAGTGGAACTCGCGTCGTGCGAGTCGCCCTCGACATCGCCGTGGTACTCGCGGATCCTCGGCGTCTCGCCGGATGACCGGAAAATGCCGTAAAGCCGGACGGCGAGCGATGACTTGTCCATCTCGGTCGTCGTGCCGATGATGTCTTCGTGGAACTCAGAGAAGTCGGTGTCGAACGAGATGATTTCTGCGTCGCCAATCGAGGCCGCGGTTCCGACCGTGATGGTCTCGTGTCCAGGCAGATTCTTCGTGCCCGGCGTCCCAGCAGATCGAGTCGCGGCCTGCGTGATGCTGCCGATACCAGGAGCCACGCCGCCGTTTCCGGGGCCGAACCAGATCGACGGCGTGCCGCCATATCGCTGATTGAAATACTGGACAATCGACTCATTGAGCAGTCGGCCAGCACCGTTCGGCGTTCCGGTCGAGTCGCTGTAGAACGCGGCCCGCTTGGCAGAAGACGCAGCGCCGTCGGATCCAAGCAGAGAGTCCCACACCGAGTCTTCTGACTTGCTGACGGTGTAGTCAAGATCATTGAGCGCATCCTCGATGTCGCCGGACGACGGGTTGAACTGGAATGGTCCGGTGCTGAATTGAGTGATGTTGCCGGTCACGGATCCCACAGTGCCCGTAACCTCGTCTTTGATGTCATTCACGTCCGACGGGTGGAGGAGGAACGCCAGGTTGCCGGAGTGCATCGCCCTGAAATCAAGTCCGGCTTGCAGCTCCATTTCTTCATCGAGCGTGAGTTGACGATACCACACGGCGCACTGGCCGATGGCCTGCAAATCGTTGGTGAACGTGAAGCCGCCGAGGCTCAGATGTCCGATCTCAAGGTCCGATGAACCAGTGTCGACCGTGCCCGCCAATGATGTTTGCGCCGGAGCAATGTCGTCGCCATTCAGCATCCACGAGAGCGGCGTCTTGCTTGCGTCATCAATGACAATGACCTGACAGAACCACTGTTGCGATGGCAGCGAAACGCCACCGGCGAGCGATCGGTCTGAATACGCGAACGCCCTTGTGCCGCTGCTGTGTTTGTAGGTTTGAGCCAACGCGGCAACGGCAGCCTGGTATCTGAACCCCCAGCCCATGTGCGTGTGGCCGAAGTGCATGTGCCGCTGAACCAGGCTCGAGCTAAGGGGAATGGTTTCATTCCACCAGGAAGCGATCGTCATCGGCGCGCGCGGAAAGCCGCCATTCTCGAATACGGAGCCAAGACCAGAGAACGTGATTCGGTTCGGGTTGTACGAGGTTGGACCCGAGCCGGTCGGGTTGCTGAAGTCAAATGCTGGTCCTGCGTAGGCCATGTGGGTCAGCCCTTCCTTCGCTGCCTGTCGATCAGCTCTTGAGCCTTCGGGTCGATGCGGCCTGTGATCTCAGGAGTCGCCTCGTCAAACGCCTCGTTCAGCTTCGCGTTCCGCTTCTTCGCCTTGTCGATCGCCCGGACGAGCTGGCCGAACGCCGTCCGCACCTTCGCGTTTCGCTTGTTCTCGCCGATGACTCCACCGAACAGTCCGACGAGCAGTCCGGCAACCGCATTCCACGGTGGCGGCAGCAATCCGGCGGCAGTCTGCGCAGCGGCGTTGATGTCGGGCTGGCCGTCATGGGTCGTCAGGCCCTCCGCCACTCCGACGCTCTGCTTCAGATCGTCGAGGTCATCTCGTAGCTCGGCGAGGAACGTCTGGGCGGCAGATTGATCCTTGCCCTCCGCTTCGAGCTCGGCGATGACGGCCTGTTGCTCGGCAGTCTTCGTCTTCAGGTCGTCGATCAGCGCGTTGGCGGTGTTGAGGCCAGCCTGCCACAGCGTCACGTCCCCGCCGGCGGCGCCCAACGCATCGAGACCGGCCGAGTCTGCCGGCGCTTGCGTCGGGGCGGGGCCGTTCCAGTAGTTCGGGTCGTACTGCCTGGTCTGACACCCGACAATGAACAGGCCGCAGCAGAGAAGCACGATGATTGCGTTGGCCTTCATTGGCCACCTCCTGTTGCCGAGAAGTTCATAAGCCCGATGATCATCGCCCCGCCCGTCGTGGTGACGACGCCGCCGAGGATCCCGAAAAGCCATCGCCAGCGCTTGTCGTCCTGCCTGCGTGCCTCTTTCAGCAAAGCGACCTCAGTCTTCAGGCCAGGGGTGCTGCCGTTGCCGTGGATCGCTCGCACGACCTCGGTGATCAGCACGTTGGTCTGGCTGAGCTGCGAGTTGATGCCGCGGATCTGCTCCGACAGCACCTGCACCGCGTTGCCTTCGGCTTCGTTCATTCGGCTGGGGCTCCCGTCGATGCGGAGCGCCCAACTGCTCCATTGGTAAGGTGGAGGCTCGCCGGCGTCCGCTGAAACAGCCGCAGGCCGCTCAGTTCGCCGTTGATGTCCGATTCGGGGATCTCGACGCACTTGAGCAGGCCCTGATCGACCAGGCGGGTGCGCTCCGCCCGAACGAACTGCTCGAGCGTAGCCGGCGGCACCGGCGGCAGATTCGAGTCGAACCTGAACCACAGGGACGCGAAGTGCGTCAGGGATTGGAGGGGGTGACGGGAGCCGTACGGTATATCGAGGAGCGCATGGCGAACGCCGCGCTCGACTCGGCCACGATCAATCGGGCTCCACCGCTCAGTAGGCACGAACAAGCCCCGCCGCTCGGCGGAGCCAATCGAGTGTTCCTCGGTTGTGCAGCTTCATTCGAAGGTCCGCCGGCATCGATCCGTCGAAAGCCCTTCTGGCGGGTGATGGCCGAGCGTCCTGCTCGCCAATACGTGAGGAGGTCTTTCTCCCCTCCTGCACCATCATGCGGTCGAGGTCATCCTCGGTCAAGGCCCCTCTGTATTCTTCGGCTGGGAATCCGCGTTTTCATCGAAATCGCGGGGCCATCGCTTCTCGATCAGAAGCACCGGGGAATCGAACGACCAATACCAGCTTCGCCCGCTGCATTCGGTGGCATCCCTCCGAATGTCACTCCAGAAGACGTACTGCCCATCGCCGATGTGCCACCTTCCGCCCTCACCACGCTGGTAGAACGTCTCGTATCCACCCTCGACCGCGACGAACAGGTACGGACCACGCGGCTCTGGCGTCTGGTCTGTGATGAGTGAATACTCGAGCCCGGCAGCCTGCTCCAACTGACGGATGCGCTCCCGCTTTTGCGCCAGCTTCTCCTCAAGGTGCCTGATCTTCGCGGCGGGGTCGTGTCGCCATGGCTCGTCCTTCATGCTGTCGCCTCCGGACAACGATGCAGCTTCACGCGAAGTCCACGCACAAATGCCTCGCCGTTACTGGCCTCGTAGTCGACCGTGAATCCGATCCGAACCCCGTTGTCCAACTCGATGAACCGCAACTGCGTGGATGGACCGACCTGCGACGACACCCGCTGTTGCTTTACGGCCACGATTCGCCGTCCGATCAGATCGTGCGCTTTCATGACGTGCCCTTCCAGCTCTTCTTCATCCGCCGCCGCACACGCTGCAGCGCCTTGCGATCCTCAGCCGTCTCGTCTATCAGCCCATCCACCAGCTTCTCGATCGTCGCCAGGGCGATCGTTGCCCTCCCGGCCAGCCAGTTGGAGATGGCCGTGTGATTCACGCCGGCCAGCGAGGCGCAGTGGTTCACCCCTCGCCGGCGGATGATGGGCTCGAGTGTCTGGCGGAGGTTCATTCGCCATACACCTCGTCCGCGCGATCAATGGCCTCGTCGCGACTGAACGGTCCAGCGTAGTTCGCGTCGCCGTTGTACTGCGGCGTCAGAATGTGCTCCGGCCAGCTCACGACGTACCACTGCGTGTCCGCTGGAATCGGACACACACGCTCACCGTCGAGGTCTGCGCACTCAAGTCCGAGAGCGTCGGCCATTTCCTCGTCGCGCCAGTCGAACTCGTCCATTCGAGTGGACAGGTTGATTCCGTCGATCGCGATTGATTTGTGTGTCATTGTAGTGTCCTCCGATTCTTCAACGCTTTAGGCGGCGACCGGCTCGCTCAGAAGCTGGTCGATCCACTTCGAGGCGGCCCTTTTGGTCAGTCCGCGGCAGGTGTCGCAGGGGCCGAAGCCGAGGTCGCTGGCGGTCATGTTGCGTTCGGCGAGCAGCCCGGCGATGTACCAGCACTACTTCGAGGTCGCTGGCTCCAAATCGACGCAGTGGCAAAGGGCGGCTGCTCGGTCGAGGCTCTGGCAGATGGTCTTGCGGTCGTTCATATCTGTCTCCTTGATCTGCCTATATGATAACCGATCGGTTATCGCAGTCAAGGGGGCGAGGAGTCGATTTCCGAATTTTTTTCCAGCCTCAGCACCAGCCGTCCGCCCTGCCGCTCGGCGACCACGCCGTCGATGCCGCGCTGCTCGATGACCTTCTCGATGTCGTTCATCCACGGCCGCTTGCCGGTTCGCAGCCCGCGGATCGAACCCGGCCCCAAGGCACGCCAGCAGTCCAGAAGAGTCGCCTCGCCGGCCTCGGCAAGGAACTCCCTCAGTGGGTCGAACTTCGTGCACGAGTGGACCGTGCGCGCCATCCCGGGCGATCCGGCAGGCTTCATGGCCTTCGGAGCCGTGCCCCGCTCAAGCTGCTTCGTGAACACCGTCCGGTTCGGATTCTGGCATGGCGACGGGCGGCCGGCCAGGTCGCACCGTCCGTTTTCATGCACCACCATGACGCCGATGCCGTGGTGGACGGCGTCCAGCACCCGCTTCGCCCACGCAGAGGTCCTCTTCTGCGGCGCCGGAACGGCCAGCCACGACTGATCGACCCAGCCAAGCCAGTTCACGCCCTGTTTGATCAGTTCCGAGGTCATCCGCAGCTTGCCCTCGACCGAGATGATGAGGTCCTCCCGCTTCACGGCGAGGATGTCAGGGCAGCCGCTCAGATCCGGATGGTCTGGCCGGAGCTCCTGGTAGACGTCGTAGCCCTGCCGCTGCAGGTGGGCCACGACGTGCTTCAGCATGGCGGACTCGGTGGGGAAGGTCATTATCTGGCCTCGTCATGCTCATCGCCGGCGTCACGGCCGTGAATCGGCTTCTTCCGGCTCCTCAGGGACTTGAGGTCAGAGACCAAGTGCTCGTTCCTCGCCTCCGCCTGCTCCAGCAACGCCCGCGTTGATGCGATCCTGTCCTCAAGCTCGGCCCGCTCGATCCGCAGGCTCAGCACTTGCGACGCGGCTCGGTACGTCAGGTCCTGCGCGGCCTTGAGCTGCTCCAGCACCAGCGTGATGTTCACCGGCTCCCGCTCCTGTCCGGCGTGCCCATTGTTCGACGTCATTCCGTTGCTCCAATCGCCTCCATGGCGTCTGAGAGGTTCCGAGGTTCAGGATGATCCGCCGGGCGGTCGGCTCGCTCGAGGACGCGCAGGGCATGCTCGGGGATTTCGAGGTACGTCCATCCCCACTCGTCGTTCTGACCGAAGACCGCCTGCAGAGCCTCCGGAGTGCTGACGCCGTGCGCGGCCAGGCGGTCCAGCCGCTGGCGCTGCACCGAGGTCTGCCGGATCTTGAGGACCGTCTCGCAGAGGTGGAGTGGCGGGCGGCCTCGGTATCCGGTGATCGGCCGTTCGTTCCGCAGGTCCTGACGCTCTGGCGTCATCTGACGCCGCTGCTGCTTCGCCTCGGAGTTCTCGCTCCGGATCTGCTCGAAGGCCTCGATGATCCACTTCAGCTTCGGCGTCTCCGACGCGAAATGCGCAAAGACCCGGTCCATCGCCTGCCTCACCCAGACCTGATTCCCGCAACGCGTGCCGGGCCCGATCGAGTCGAGCCAGACGCGCGCCTGCTCGTCGTTCAGCACGGCCTTCCACGCCGGCCAGAGGGCCTTCGCTTTCTCGATCGTCTTGTCCCAGTCCATGGTCGGGTCAGTCGTCATGCCGTCTTGCTCCGTTGCTCCTGCTGGACTCTGGCGAACACGTCCACCACGTCCTCTCGTTCATCGCCTTCGCCCCACGTCGCGGGGTCGTCCTCCCATCCCATCTCGCGAATTTTGCGCAGCGGCTTCGGCACGAACCTGCGTTTCTGTAGGTCTGGGTCCATCGCATCCGCCGCGGAGTACCTGCGGCCCAGCCACTCGTCGAGCTCGTCCGCCGTCACGCCGTGCCGATGGATCGCCCAAGCGTAGTGGTCGCGGAATCCGCCGCGAGACTCCCGGAACCCCGGAGGCAGTGCTCGCCAGGCTGCGTCAGCCCTGGGCGTGAAGAACCTCACGATCTCCCGATCGACGTCGCGTGGGTCATCGACCTGCGGCATCGCAGCGAGCTCCGGTGGGAGATCCCACTGGCCAATCGATCGATCGAACGCATCGCGCGCACCCGATGGTTCCGTTGGTCCTGTTCCTTGGTCTGGTTCCTTGGTCTGGTTAGGGCGCACGTAGGTGCGCGTTGCAGGCGCACGTAGGTGCGCGTTACGGGCGCACGTAGGTGCGCGTTGGGTGCTCTGAGGTGCGCGTTGGTCAGCGCACGTAGGTGCGCATTGCCCCCCGTCATGCGCACCTTGGTGCGCGTCGCTATGCGCACGCTGGTGCGCGTTGGTCGGCGTGATGTCGTAGGTGTTAAGCGTCTTTCCGCCCACGGATCGACGCTTGACCCCGATGTGCCCGCCGGCATGAAGCCGCCTCACAGCCTCCTGGACGGCCCGCAACCCGACCCCACATTCACGACCGATCGCCTCCTGAGAGGGCCAGGCGAGCCCCGTCTCGGCGTCCGCGTACATGCAGATCACCACGTAGACGTTCACCATCGTGGCGACGTCTACCTTCCAGCCCTTCGACTTCCGGCCATCGGGCGCAGGGGTGTCGTCGGCCATCACGCGGCGGAGGCGGGCGTTGTCGAGCTTGGTCCATCCGTTGGGGGTCATGCGAATAGGCCGCCTTCCTGCCGGGTGTTGAGGGGTCCATTGACGAGGAGGACCTCGGTGACGCGGACGTCGCTCTTCCCTCGTGAGCCGGACGATGCCATCGCCTTCGATACTTCAATCTCTCGCCGCTTCCAGCGGTCGACGGGGTAGAGGGTGTTGAGAAGGGGATGCTGGTAGTAGCTGACGACGACGCGGGCCTGCCGGAACCGGCTGAGGCTCTCGGCAAGGCGTTCGTGGTCGCCTTCTCTGAGCTTGTGCAGGTACTTCGCCCCCTTCACGAGGTATGGGGGATCGACGTAGATGGCGGCTCCCGGGGCATCCTCGATGCGCTCGAGCAGCTCGAAGGCGTCCATCGTGAGGGCTGTGACGTGGCGGAGGCGGCGTCGCCATGCCGGGATGGATCGGATGGCGTTGTGGAAGCGGCGAGCGGCGTGGCCGCCGTTGTGCGTGTACCTGGCGCAGTAGTGGTTGTCGTAGTTGCTGCATCCAGCGACGCCATTCCGCCCAAGCCATGCGGCGAGGAAGTAGGCCTCGGCGCGGTCGAGGTCCGGGGCGGCCGCCGGCGTCCAGTCGCGTCGGATCTCCTCAGCCGCGGCCGCGTGGATCTGCTGCGCCATGATGGTCCGGCGGAGGCGGCGATAGAGCATGGGGCCGAGGGTCCGGTCCTGCACGACCCGGGCGAGATTGATGAGGTCGCCGTGCAGGTCGTTGACGGTCTCCATCGACGCCGCCGGCTTGGCGAGCAGCACGGCCATCGAGCCGCAGAACGGCTCCCAGTAGCTTCGGTGGTCGCCGAGCTCCTCGATGATCGTTCGAGCGAGGTTGCGCTTGGCGCCGAACCATGGCGAGAGGGCTTTGATGGGCATGTCCGCCGACGTCATGCTTTTGCGACCTCCCGTTTCAGCACCGGAGCTCGCCTGATGTGCTCCAAGCGGTCGCGAAGACGCTGGCTATGCCGTCCGTGGCGATGGGACGGGGTCTCGGTCTTCGGGGCGTGCGCGTGCGGGAAATCGTCGCAGAGGACGAGCTGGTCCGCCCTGCATCTCCATCGGTTGCGCAGAGCCATGCGGTCGCCGGGGGCGGGGCGGACGGTGAATCCGACCATGGCGAAGTCCACCAGGTAGACCCCGTTTCCGACCTGACGCTCGACGACCCCGCAGAGTCGACGGTGTCCCTTGCGATAGTCGCGCTCGGCGACGATCGTCCCGGGCTCGAGGATGGCGTCCGATGGACATGGGCGGTTTGTCATGCTGCCTACTCTCCCGCCTCACGCTTTGCGTCTGATTCGATCTGGAGCGCGAGCGGGGAGATGCGGGCTCGGATATGACGGATGTCGAGTCCGAGCTGGTCGAGTCGCTGCTGGCGCTCCGCGTTCTTTGGGACCTTCACGTTGCCCATCTCTCGAGCTGCTTCCTCCAGGAAGGCAATCACGCTCCTGATGTGGGAGAGGGGCTCGGCGTGCGGCGTGTTGCTCTTCGGCATGAACGCCATCACGCGACCTCCACTCCAGCCTTGTCGAACGCCTGCCGCACCACTTCGGTGAGGTACCCGGCGTGTTCGGCCGTATCAGATCCGCCCCACCAGATGATGGTGTCGATTCGCGGCCACATGATGAGCAAGTGCGTCATCGCCTCGACCTGCAAATCCATCGGCGCAAGAATTCCGTCCTTGCGTCCCTTGTGGATGAACGGGTTGAAGCTGGGAATGATCTCCTCCCAGCCATTGACGACGGCCGCTTGCATCTTCCGGTCGAGGTAGTTGCATTGGGCGGCGATCTTGTACGGATCCCGGTTGCCGGACGAGTTGTAGGTTGCACGAATGAACCCGACGCCGCAGTCGGGCAACTCATCCTTGAGCGTTGTCGATGCGAGGTTGTAGTAGCCCGCTCGCCACCGCTGATGGACACGGATGCAGCCGTAAAACCGATCTCGATGATCTCGCAGTTGCTTCCCGTCGAGCGGCAAGCGGACGCCGTTCTCACACCAGTTGAACATGATCGGAACATGGCTGGGCAGCTTGGCAATATCATCCTGCACGGCTTCCAACTCCAGCATTCGGTCCCAGTTGCCATAGAGGCACTCTGGAATGGTGACGCCGTTCTCGTTGATCGTGCCTTCACCCTTGAACGTGTGGAACACCCGCACCTTTCGCTGCGGCTGCGGCGTCGGCGGGATGAACGGCTTCGTCTCCGGGCCGTCGTTCTGCTCGCTCGGCACGTCGGCCGTCATGGCGTCAAGGATCTGCTCAGCCTCGGTCAGCTTGCCTTTCGCCACTCGAACCATCTCGTTGATCTGCTTCTGGTTCATGTTTATCCGTTTCATGCTTATCCATTGTGCGTCATTACCTCGACCCCGACCCTGACCCCGACCCTGACCCCGACCTCGACCTCGACCTCGACCCCGACCACGACCCCGACCTCGACCTCGACCTC